CTGCAAAAATCTTCTAATTGCTCTTGTGCCATTTTTAGATTTTGGATTGCACTTATGATATTAGCTCCGGTCATTTATTGAAATTTAAATGTTTGTTTTCAAGTTCAAATAAAAATTCTCTTGCTTTTTCTACTTTGTGCTGGATCTTTAGAATATCATCTTCATTCCTTTCAACATTGAATATTAATATTCTTTCTGGAATAGCAATATCATCAAATGTCATGTTAAATTCAAGCTTCATTGATTCTTTTACATATTCCGGGCTTTCTTCTGAAACAACATTCATCTTATTAAGTAAGTATCTTTTCTCTTGCTCAACAATATTGAACGGTGTATTTACAAGACAATATGCAATGTGTCCACTAGTAGCATCTGTAAGCCACATGTAAGATTGGAGCTGCCAGTAATATAAGTTATCAAGTTTATCTGGTATATTCCCTAAGAATGTCCAAAGGTCATAGCTTGATTTAATATCAATAACTTTATTTGGATTGACAGTGATTATATCTGGATGCCCTGATATGTAATCATTAGTAAATCTATGTTCATTTTTACCATAATCCACTCCCCAAAAATTATTTAAAAGTTCAATTGAATCATCTTCAACTTCAACGCCTTTCTTCATTTGCTTTGTTTGTATATCTCGCCTTCTTCCGTATTTCTCAGCGATATAAACTTCAATTAAATGTTTTTGTGCAGTTTTAGAGAGAAGCCCAGCTTCTTTGTCAGCTTTAGTTACCGGCTCAGTCATTAAATAACCAACAGAGCTTGATCTAATAAGTGTTTCATTCCATTTCATAATTAAAGGTTGTTTAGTTTGTTATTATAATATTCCATCAATTCAGGATTGTTTTTACACATTAGTTCCCAAGCTTTTAACTCCTGTTTTGTTTTGCAAGAATTAATAAACTCTTTTGTTCTTTCTGTTAGTGTCTTTTTTGATTGTGTTGGTATTACTTTTTCAACAATTGGTTCATCTTGTTCAAAATAAAGTCCAGCTTCTTCAATTTGTTTAACACTTTTTTTATGGTATTCTTCAACCAGTTGTCTTGCATTATCAAGGGCTTTATCTGCTGATTCTCCCGGATTCAAGGCAAACTCAACCCCTATTTTTTCTGATGAATAGTTACCTAAATTAAAAGTTCTGGTGTAGTTAATGGTTTGTATGTGCATATTACTTATTTTAATCTGGTTACATTTGTTTGCTTGTCATCTGCTTTGATTTTGAATACTTTTGCTTTATGTTCTTCTTTTCTTTTAAGATTTGAAACCATAACCATTACTGAGGTATATGGGTTTTCTAATAGTAAACTTTCTCCTACTTTAAGATCCGATACTTTACTTGATACCGAATCTGGACTAATGTTTCTTGCCATTTTATGTGTGTTTTAATGTTTGAGTACAAAATTAATTTAATTAATTTAATTAAAAAAATAAATTTAATTAAACTTCTTCTTTACCAAGTTTAATTTAGACCTGTATTCAATTATTAAAGCTTTTAATTCGTCTTTAGTTGGCTTAGCAACCTGTCTTGCTAACTCTCTTAAATACTCTACTACCCCATTATTTTCTTCATCTAGCTTGTATTCAAATTCTTCCAAATTACCCATCTTAAAATAATTTTCTTCCATAGATTGTGGTCTACAATTAGCCTCCAACCATCTAGTTCCGAGATTTGCCCTAGGTATAAAGTGGCCGCATTGTATTTCCTGCCATCTCATCTTTTTGCCAGATGTATAACATTCTACCATACCATCTTTGCCGGCATATTTACATCTAATGTACTGGCTAAATACATGATCTAAATCTGAAACAAGATTTTGAAAGCTTTCGCCATCATCTTCAAATTCTTCCATTCTTCTTTGAGTAGATTCAATAGTAGCGCATTGCTTACACATCTTTTTAGAAAAATGGTAATCAATGTTACCGCATCTAACGCACCTTTTTTTCTTTACTATTATCGTTGAGTTTCTCATCTTCGTTTAATTTATGTAGTTTGTTATTTATGAATTTATATTTACCAGCGTATTTACCATCCTTTGTTACTTCTATTATCAAATCAAGCTTTTTAGCCAATTCATATATTAGTTCCCTATTTTCCATTTGCAAATTTAATTAAATTAATTAAACCACAAAATTATTTTTAAAAAAAATTAAAAATATTTGGGAATTTAAAAATTAATACTATTTTTGCTATTCAACAATAAATTTTATGGAAGAAATTAAAACAATGAAGCTTCATGAGCGAATTAAGGAAGCTATGGATGGTCGTACACAGCGTTGGCTTTCATTAAATGCCAAGATACCAGAATCGGAATTATCACGCAAGATGCAGGGTAAGTTATTATTCACTGACGGTGAAATTACTCGCATAAATGAAGCTTTGAAAACCGATTTAGTAAACGATTAAGAAATTAAAATGCCAAAAGATACATTCTACTTCTCACACGACTATAATGCTCGTAATGATGAGAAGATTAAAAGGCTGATTAGAAAACATGGTATGCAGGGGTATGGTGTTTTTTGGTCAATAGTTGAGGATTTATACAATAATGCGAACGCATTGCGAATGGATTACGAAGGCATAGCGTATGATTTAAGGTCGGATAGCGACTTAGTAGCGAGCGTAGTAAATGACTTTGATTTATTCATTTTTAATGGTGATTATTTTGGCAGTAATTCTGTACAAGAAAGACTTGAACAAAGAAATGACAAGAGCGCAAAAGCAAGAAAATCAGCTAGTTACAGATGGGATAATGCGAACGCAATGCAAACGCAATCCGATAGCAATGCTAAAAAGGAAAGGAAAGGAAAGGAAATAAAAGGAAAGGAAATAAAAGAAATAAATATATCGTTTGATATTTTCTGGGATTTATATGACAAGAAAGTGGGTGATAAGGATAAGTTAAAAAAGAAGTGGGAGTCATTGCAAGATTCAGATAGAAAATCAATAATTGACTATTTACCAAAATACAAGACTATTCAACCAGATAAAAAATTTAGGAAGGATCCTCAAACTTTCTTTAACAACAGTTCATGGAATGATGAATTGGTTGGATTGGATTTACCAAAGCAGCAGATTTATAAAAATAACGATTTTGAAGCTTACAAGAAAAGACAGCAGGAATTAGGAAAAACTTTAAATTAATACGATGATAGCTACTATTTTTAAAAACATTTTTAGCAAGGAGCCACACTTTATCACAATTGAAAAAGCATTAGAAAGGATTAAATCTGGATCAAGTAAAGAACTGGTTATTGAAATCAGGAATACTCTTGACAAGGAAAAGGCTAATAAGATTAAGTTAAATTTACCATCAGTTTGTTTTAGTGGTAAGTTTGGTAATGACAGAAAAGATGAGCAACTTATTGAGCATAGTGGGTTTATTGTGCTTGATTTTGATGATATATCTGAATTAAGGGATAAGCAAACCGATATAATTTCACACGATTTTGTGTATGCTTGTTGGGTTAGCCCATCTGGTAATGGGTTGAAAGCATTGGTAAAAATAGCTGACGGTTCAAAGCATAGAGAGCATTTTCAGTCTTTACAAGAAGTATTTCCTGAGATTGACAGAAGTGGAATTAATGTAAGCAGGGTTTGTTACGAAAGCTTTGATCCTGAAATTTATGTAAATGATAAAGCTTCTGTGTTTGCAAAAGCTAAGAAAATTGAGAAGATAACCGTAACCGAGAACCAGAATGTTGATGATTCCGAAAACTTTCGTAGAATATTAAAATGGCTTACGAATAAGAACGATGCCTTTGTTACAGGAGAGCGAAATACATATATTTTCAAATTAGCATCCGCGTGTTGTCGCTTCGGTATTGATGAAAACGCCGCATTAGGCCTAATTTCGGCAGAATACACCGTCAGTAATGACTTTACTATGTCGGAGATGAAAAGCGCCGTAAAGAGCGGATATAGGGCAAATAGGAATAATTTTGGAACGGCTTCCATACAGAAAGAGAAGTTGGTTAGTAAGGAAACTAATTATGAGATTGATGTAAAGCGTGAATTTACAGAAGAAAATGGTGAAAATTATAGGATTGAGGACGTGGTTTATGGTATTGACGTAAAGGACAGAGCTTTATCAATCAATGAAAGAGGATTTGAGAAGATTATGGGGGTTGGTGTACCTGAGCTTGATTATTTGTTTAAGCCAAAAAGAGGAGAAATAACACTATTGACTGGTATTGGTAACTACGGAAAGACCGCTTGGCAGAAATCACAGATTTTAGGAAGAATCATCATGTTTGGTGAGAAGATTGCTACCTTTTCACCGGAAGATACGCCTGCTGAAGAATATTTCCATGATTTTGTTGAAATGCTTTTGGGTTGTGAGTGTACTCCATTTAATCCAAATAGGCCA